ATGAGGTATTTATTGACCTTCCCGGACCGATCCTTCACCTTGACGTAGAAGTCCACGAAGTACCGGTGATACCTCCTGTAGGGAAGCTTGTTCTTGATCTCGTACTGTTCGTCCAGCAGCGTTCGGTACGGGATGATGACCTCCTCAGATGACCACTCGATGACATTCGGGTTATTGTCGAACCGGGACATCACAGTGAACTCCCACCAAGAACGCCACACGATGTTCGTCGGATCACCCTTGTACTTTTCTAGGTGCTTTGGCTTGAATGTTCCCTTCATGTACCGCTCGGATTAGCCTATAAATATCGTAGATATTTATCGAGAGGACCATGGCCCTAATCTTCCCTGCGGACCTACCGGAGAGGTACTACTTCGACCTGAAGTTCAAGACCTACTCGAGGCCCAGCCCCTACACAGGAAAGGTCAACCTAAGCGCTCCGGCGCTTTTCGCAGCGCAGTCGGGTGGCAACATCCGCTTGCCCGTTCCTGCGAACATTGTTGACACCCAGAGGCTTGCGTGGCAGCAGGCTGAGAACATCGGTGGCATAGCTGAGGCAGTAGCAGATGGAATCACCGGTCAGATGGACGAGTTTCTAGGAGGTATCGTCAGCCAGCTCGGCTACGTCGGTTCCCAGTTCTCTTCGATGTTGAAGAATGGAGTCCAGCGTGGAGTTCTCCTGAACACGGGTGACATCGCAGCCTACGCTCTCCAGAGGGCTGGTCTAGCCATGAACCCCGTGCTCACACAGATGTTCAAGCATCCAGAATTCAAGGAGCACTCTTTCAGCTGGAGGTTCGCCCCAGAGCGTCCACAGGAATCGGCCATCCTCCAGCTGATCATCAACACCATCAAGGAGCAATCGCTTCCAGACGTCGCTTCCGGTGGAGCATTCTTCAGCTACCCGGCTATCGCCATGATCCAGATCTACACCGGCAACAACGGAAGCCTCTACAACTTCCAGCCCAGCGTCATCACCTCAGTGTCAGCTAACTACGCTCCGATGGGTGTCCCTTCGTTCTTTTCCGGAACCAATGCTCCGACCATGGTCGATCTCAGCATCAACTTCCTCGAGATCATCCTCAACACTCGTTCTAACATGAACCACGAGAACGTGTCTGGGTTCGACTTCTCACTCGGAGGCATCGGAAACGACAGGCTCAAGCAACAGGCCATCAACAGCGTTAGGAGCTTGCTCTGATGGCTAGGAGATACTTCGACAAGTTTCCCATCATAAACTACGGTGGATACAACGTCCGCGACATCACTGTGTCCGCGAAGCTGATCAACAAGTACGCCTCGTTCCCGTACGTCTACGATCCGTACGTGATCGATCGCGAGCAGCGCGTCGACCAGGTGGCCCACCAGATCCACGACGATCAGCACATGAGCTGGATGGTCTGGTACGCTAACAGGATCGTCGACCCGTACTACGACTGGTACCTTCCCGAGCAGGAGTTCAACGACTTCCTCAGGAAAAAGTACGGTTCGATCCCGTGGACGCACCGAAAGATCCTGTTCTTCAGGACAAACTGGTACGAGGACGATCGAGAACTGTCACCTGTTGACTTCAATGCGATGTTCGGAGAGTACACAGCACCGCACTCCTACTACTGGCAACCCAAGGTCGACCAAGACAGCGGCAGGACCATCTCCTACGCCCGTCGACCGAAGGATTCCGTGGTCAACACTAACAAGGTTTCCCGAGTTCTCTGTCCGGACAACCCGTTCTCAGCCGGTGACCTGCTTGAGGTTCGGTCAGGAGGCCTGGTGGTGGGTTCCGCAGAAGTCACCAAGGCCGACGATAATCTGCCGACCCTCAACAACATCCTCGGTGACCTCGCGCAGGGTTGCACTCTGAACGTGGTGGGGAACACCGCCGCAAGTGCTACCGTAACATCCTTCTCATCCAACTACGATGCCACAGCAACTACTTGGACGAGGACGAACATCACGGCTGAAGAATACATCTACTGGTCTCCGGTCACCGTGCACGACTACGAGACCGAGAGGAACGAGTCGAACAAGACCATCAAGGTCGTCGATGGAGCTCTCGCCATCAAGGTCGCTGACAGGCTCGAGGAAACCCTCGCTGGGAGATCCTGATGGCAAGCTACGTTCCGGGTGACGTCGAGATCAGCTCCCTGGTGCTCGAGGGAAGGGATTTCGCTGAGAACTTCACGAAGATCGTAACCAAGGAGCACATCTTCGCCCCGTTCGTCAAGACGCTCGTCGACGTTAGCCAGTATACTGGAGAGATGGGAAACTTCGATGGCACCAGGGAATCGTCAGTGGTGTTCAAGACTCCTGATGGTCTGAAGCGTCGTTACGAGAAGCTCCTGACTAACGGTCTCTACGACGTCGCCATAGACGCAGCTGAGCGGGCCAGAAACTTCACCACCCAGTTCGTGTCCAAGCATGCCCTGATAAACAGCGCAACTCCAAACTTCCAGAAGGCATTCAAGAACAAGCAGATCTCTGGAGTCATCGAAGGAATCCTCAAGGATGGCCTGGGAGTGGACCTTCCCATCAACATTGACAAGACCAAGGGGCTGCACGGATCCGATGACCAGCCGATCATCCTGACCCAGAAGAGCCCTCTCCGTCACATCGACGACCTTCGTCGCATGGCAATCTCTGACCAGAACTACGATGGGTTTCTCCTGTTCTCCGGCATTGGAAGCTCGGGAGGTGAGGAGCTAAACTTCAAGAGCATCTACGACATGCTTAAGAAGGATGTGGTCGCTGAGATAACTAACCTCTCGAACTACGAGGTGAACTCAGACCTCGGTGCTCCCATCATGCACAACGTGATAGAGATGTTCATGGCCGCCGGTCCGAACCAGCAGGGAAGCTTCAAGAAGGGAGCTTTCAGCAAGAACGCTACCAGGTACGACGTCAACAAAGCAGCGTTCGACGTTCCAAAGCTCGTAGCGGGAAAGGCTCGACAGATGCTCGGCTCCGCGACGTCACTCAACCCCGGGCAGGTTTCAGGTTTTGTGAACAACCCGTTCAACAGCATGCCCGGAACCTACAACGTCCTGCTCGAAGACTCGAGGAGACCCGATTCCCACCGAGCTGAGACAGCCCCGTACACCGAGGCTCTGTTCGCTGACATGATGACAAGCTTCTTCACGATCAAGATACCCGGTGACACCAACTTGAAGATCGGGGACATAATCCACTATTCTGGTCGAGAGAACACTGACAACTTCCTGAACAAGGACACTCAGGTTTACGGAAAGCACATCATCACAGGCATCACCAACTACATCGGCCCGATCAGTGATAGACCGAGGTTCGTCACCTACCTCGACCTGGTCAACATCCAGAGCTACAACGGTGTGATCTCGTAATGTTCGGAAACAGGGTTACAGCAAGCGGTGACCATCCGGTCTTCAGGTTCGGTGAGGTCATCAACGTCGAGGACGACAAGTACAGGATGTTCAGGGCCCAGGTCCGGCTTCCAGGCCTGACCGACGACAAGAGGGGGATCCCGGACGAAGATCTCCCGTGGTACACGACCCTGTTTCCCACCACCAGCCCATCGTTGGCCGGAGCCGGTGCACCGTCGGGACTCGAGCCGGGATCGAAGGTGCTCGTCCTCATCATGGACTTCCCCCACTGCCAGCACGGGGTGATCATGGGAAGCCACTACCCGGGTCCGCAGTCGCCCTCCCACGTGTCCCCGCTCAACAAGGGCCTGAAGGACAAGGGTCCTCCGCTTCCGAAGGATGCGAGCGGAAACCCGATGAACCTCGGTGCCTTCGGAAACATCGGCATCGTCGACAAGTTCCAGGACATGGTCAAGGTCTTCCAGGACATCCTCGAAAAGTCCCAGATCTTCAAGCTGTTCTTCCAGATATTCAAGGTGGGCGAGTGAAGTCGTACAAGCAGTTCAAGACACCCAAGGACAAGGACGTCAAGCGTTGAGCCAGAACATCAACGATCGCAGAAAGAAGTGGCCTAAGGAGATCGACGACTTCAGGGTGGGTTCCAAGGAGGTGGACTCCCGCAAAGTCTGGGAGCCGCCGAGCGACTACGACAAGGGCGGCAAGTACACGAAGGTGAAGGCTTGGACCTTCCGCTCTGGCCACTCGATCGAGGTCGATGATACCCCAGGTGGTGAGAGGCTCAGGGTCTACCACACCAACGGTTCATACATCGACATGCAGGCTGACGGCACCAACATATACCGGTCCGAGAAGGACGACTACGAGGTGGTGCAGGGCAGCAAGAACCTGCGAGTCAAGGGAAACATCAACATCCAAGTCTCCGGTGACGCTAACGTGAAGATCGAGGGCAACGCTGACGTCGAGGTCGGAGGTTCGTCGACGTGGACCATCGCCCAGACCTGGAACGTGAAGGCTAACTTCATCCACTTTGAGACTCCATTCTTTTGGGTCGAAGGAGCTAAGATGGGTCACAACTACAAGAACGTCGGTGACACCCACGAGCACCTCGACGTCATGCCTGGACCGGCAACAACCGGCGTTCCGACGCCCCTCTGAGAGGATAAATAGGCCATGAGCACCAGGGCAGAGAGGATCACGCCGTCGATCGGTCAGGAGGTTCTTTACTCGGACCTCACTGTCAACATGAAGGTTCACCCGAACACGGGTGCCCTCGTGAAGGTTAACAATGCCCGATCGGTGTCGCAGGCACTCAGGCTACTGATCCTCACCAATGCAGGTGAGGCTCTCTACGATCCGCTGAGGGGTGGAAACCTGCGAGCCATCCTCTTCGAACCTATCTCGGAGTTCACGGCGAACGACATCAAAGATGAGATCAGGACGACCATCTTCAACAACGACGACCGAGTGGACAGGCTGAGGGTGGACGTCACTCCCTCCTACACGGACGACCGGTACCAGGTCGTGGTCGAGTTCGGACTTAGGAACCAGGCAGAGACGGAGAGGTTCTCCCTCGTGCTAGTGAGGACCCGCTAATTGGCAAACAGCTCTATAAATCTCACCAGTCTCGACTTCGACACCACGAAGGAGTCGCTCAGGTCGTACCTCAAATCGCAGAGCGCGTTCAAGGACTACGACTTCGATGACTCGGTCATGTCGAACATCCTGGACATTCTAGCGTACAACACCTTCCACAACGCGTTCTACATGAACATGGTGGTAAACGAATCATACCTTGATTCGGCACAGCTGAGGAACTCCGTGGTCTCTCACGCCAAGGAGCTCAACTACGTTCCAAGGTCAGCCAGATCAGCCCGGGCCGTGGTCGACCTCTCGTTCACCGCCAACTCATCCGTGGTCACCATCCCGAAGGGCACGTCCTTCACCTCCACTGTTGGTCCCCAGCTCCTCACCTTCATCACCGCCGTAGAGACGGTCCTGTTCTCCTCCAACAACTTCTTCAGGATCTCCGAACTCGCGGTGTACGAAGGAAAAGAGACGTCGGACCAGTTCATCGTCGACTACGAGAACCTAGCCCAGAGGTTCGTCGTGACCGATCCCGATGTCGACACGAGATCGATCGCCGTGACCATCATCGAGGATAACACAGGCACCGAGTTGACCTACACCCTCGCCACATCGACCCTCGGGCTCGACGAGGAGTCGAAGGTATTCTTCCTTCAAGCGTGCGAGGACAGCAAGTACGAGCTGATCTTCGGAGATGGAATCATCGGTCGGCGACCGAAGGACAACGCTATCGTCGAGGTTGAGTACCGCATCACCTCCAAGGAGGATGGCAACGGAGCCAGCAAGTTCACCCTCGACGATGGATTCACCGACTTCAGCGGTTCTCCGGTCGTGAACACTGTGGAAATCGCTCGCGGTGGGTCAGAGCCCGAATCCATCGAGTCAATAAAGTTCTACGCGCCCCGCTTCTTCCAGACTCAGGAGAGGGCGATCAACGTCTCCGACTACGAGATCATCCTGAAGCAGCGGTTTCCGGAGATCAACGCGATCATCGCCTACGGAGGTGAGGACATCGAGCCTCCCCGCTACGGCAAGGTTTTCATCTCAGTTGACATCTCCGACGTCGACGGTATCCCATCCTCCCGCATCAACGAGTACACCAAGTTTCTAAAGCCTCGGATCCCGATCTCCATCGAGGTCGAGTTCATAGAGCCTGACGAGCTGTACTACAAGGTCAACTCATCGGTCAAGTACGATGCCACCACGACCACCCTCAACACCGAGCAGGTGAAGTCCCTCGTAGTCAACGCGATCATCGGGTACGATGCTCAGAACCTAAACCGCTTCAAGGCAAGCTTCAGGTATTCGAAGTTCGTGTCCATGATCGACTCGATCGACGAGATCGACGTCATCTCGAACGAGACAGACGTTAGCGTCTACAAGAGGTTCTCACCCAACATCGGTGAGAACGTCGACCTCGATCTGAACTTCAACCTCCCTCTCACCAAGGGAGGATCTGCTCTCGGCAGGCAGTACTCGGACGACGACATCACGGCCGTGACCTCAACCGAGTTCACGTTCAACGGATCATCCGTCTTCATCGAGGATGACGGCGCCGGCACGCTCCGGCTCGTGAAGAACGATTCGAACTCGAAGGTAGTGGTCATCCCAAGCGTGGGAACGGTGGACTACGAACTTGGCAAGGTGAAGCTGGTGAGCTTCAGGGTCGATTCCCTGCCGCTCGGAGAGTCCTACATCCGTTTCTTCGGGAGGCTGAAGGCGAAGGACTTCGTAACCAGCGAGAACGTCATTCTGACCCTAGAGCCAGAGAGAATGAACATCGAGGTTGTCCCGGTAAGGGAGCAGGTCTAAGTTGTCCCAGTTCGAGAAAACAATATCGAACCTCATCGCGAGCCAGTTTCCTCAGCCTTTCCAGGAAGAGGGACCGGTCCTCGTCGAGTTCATAAAGGCGTACTACGAGTGGATGGAGACAGAGAACGGTCCCTTGCACCACTCGAGGCGATTGCTCGACTACAGGGACCTCGACACGACCGTCGATTCCTTCCTGATCCACTTCAAGAACAAGTACCTCAACGGAATCCAGCTCAACACTGCGGTTGAGACCAGCCAGGTCATCAAGCACGCTCTGGACATGTACAGGTCCAAGGGAACGGAGCGATCCATCGACTTGTTCTTCCGGAACCTGTTCGGCGTGGCCGCTGAGATCTACTATCCCGGCGACGACATGTTCAGGACCTCGGACGGCATCTGGGTTGTCCCACGCTACCTGGAGATCCAAGCCTTTCCAGACCCTGAGAGCTTCATAGGATTCCAGGTGGAGGGTATCGAATCAGGAGCCACCGCCTACATCGAGAAGTATGTGACCAAGAGGCACAAGGGAACCAGCAGGTACGCCTACATCTACTACATCAACAGGCCCGTCGGCCGGTTTCTGAAGGGAGAGAAGCTCAAAGCTGCTAAATCCGGAGCTATCGGACCTGTGGTCCTGGGTTCTATGAGCGAGCTGAACGTCATCTCATCCTCATCGGGCTACAGGATCGGAGACGTTGTCGACGTCTCCTCGTTCCGAGATGGCATAGACGGTAGGGCTCGTGTGTCCTCAATCCTGACCTCTTCTGGAAAGATAAGCTTCAAGCTTGAGAGCGGAGGTTGGGGGTACAAGTCAAACTCACAGATCATCATATCCGAGAAGGTTCTCACGGTCAACTCCGCCGTGTACGCAGGAAGAAACTTCGAGCTGTTCGAGACCCTTGTCCAACCCAAGTCAACTGTCACCTTCTCTAACGCTTCATCCAACGTCACCGCTGGCATGGTGGCATTCCGGATCGACGACTCCAACGGGTTCGTCTACTCGAGCGGCATCGTGCTGGAAGCCGATGCTTCATCCAACCAGATCACCATCTCTATCAGCGGTGGGCAGACCGATGACTACGCCGACATGCTGGATGAATCAGGTGCACCGATCTACACGGAGAACGGGTTGCCGTTCTCGCTCGATGGAACGAGCATCGGACCCACCCACCTGGAGCTGGTGTCCCCGTTCGTCGGACTCAGTGACATCGCTCCTGTGTCCACCTCTGACTACGCTAATGTGATAGCTCACGGCGTGGGCGCGACGGCTAACGTGGTGTCCTGGATCGACACCTCAGCGTACGGCAACGTCATGGCCTACTCAGCTAACCTGAACCTGACTGTAGTGGCCAACTCCATCACAAGGTTCGCCAACGGAGACTCGGTGTACCAGCTCGTCAGCGGAACGGAGGTGGCCAATGGGTTCGTCCTCGCCGCATCTGAGGGAGTGGGTGGCACCACCGCCATGAGGATCCTCAGCTCCGAGGGAACGTTCACTGTCGGAACACCAATCCTGTCTCGAACCTCGACTGCATCGGGAACTGTTAATGACGTGTCAACCACCGTCGGCGTTTACGACATAGAGGGAGACTTCAGCTCTGTCGACGGAAACTACATAGTGTGCTCGGTGAGCGGCGTGGAGGCCACAGTGACCAGGGTGTCGCGAGGATCGGGCGCGGTCTTCGAGATCTCCAACACCTTCAGCTACGTCGAGAACATCGAAGTGAACACCGACAAGATCGTCGGCTACTCGGACATCGAGCTGGATTCCAGCGATTACGGGCTGCCAGCTCCGGGAGCTGAGAGCCAGAGCACCGTGCTGGGTGATGCCATGACATTCGTCAGCGGCAATGTTGGAAAGATAACCTCCATCATCGTCAAGAACGATGGATCGGACTACGACACGGTCCCGTTTGTCCTCGTGTACGACCACCTGTCCTCAAGTGATGCCAAGAAGGACTCGGTGCTCCGAATCGACAATCCAACAGGAGAGTTCAGTGTGGGTGAACCGTTGAGGCAGGACGGCATCGAGAGGGGCATAGTCAAGTCAGGAAGCAACTCGACGTTCGTGTTCGCTGAGAGGATAAGCATGTCGGACTTCGTTCCCAACTCCGACATCACCGGAGTCCTGACCGGGTTCACCGCCAACGTGCTGTCAGCAGACGTAGACTTCGATTCCGAGAACGTGGGCATGAACGCCGTGATAGTTGCCAACACTGCAGTGGGTGCAGGCGTCGTGTCTGGGCTCGAGGTCATAGACTCGGGTTACAATTACAGGGACTTCGAGACCGTGACGTTCTCCAAGGATGGGCTCGGAGTCGGAACGGCTGAAGCTAGGTTGACCAACCAGGGATTCTCCGAGGGGTACTACAAGGAAAACCGAAGCGCTCTATCGAGCGATAAATACCTGCAGGACGGCGAATACTACCAGGAGTACTCTTACGAGATCAGGTCACCGATCGCGCTCGAAAAGTACGAGGACATCCTCCGCAGGATAGTCCACATGGCCGGAACCAAACATTTCAGCAGGTACCAGCTGAGAAGCTCTAACGACATGGCACCGGTGGTCGAGTCCACGACCTC